AAGTCATAGGCATTTCATTGAATTTGCTGTTAATGTCATCAGCAGCAGAAAAGATTGCTGCCTTGACTACATCAGCGGAAAGTTCCCCATCCGCTGCCATTTCTCTGATCTTACCGATTGGAACATCAAGATAGTCTGCAATGTTCTGAATCAGGTTAGGTGCTTGTTCAAAGATACTGTTCAATTCATCACCACGAAGGACACCTGAACCAAGTGCCTGTGATAACTGCAATTCTGCATTTGCTGCTTCTTGGGTACTTGCCCCGGCAATCGTCATCTGTTTTTGAATCAGATCAGCAAAAGCAACAACTTCTTCTGAACTGCTGAACGCATCCTTTGCGTTGTTACCGAAACGGGCAACAACATCAGCCATCTGACTGAATGAACCCCTTGCATCCTGTGCTGCTGCATATACCATGTTGACAAGTTCAGCAGTTGTCTGAACCCCGTCATTCATCATGTTCAAACGGGATGTTGTCTGAACAAGTTCGTCTGAAATGTTCAGTGCTTTCCCAACTGACTGAATACTGACATAGGCTGCAACTGCCCGTTTGATGGTGTTGGTCAGTTCATTTGCCTGTTGTGTTCCGGCTGAAATTTCTTGATTGAAACGCCCCTGTTCATCCACATTGTCACGGATGTACCTTTCTGTGTTGCCAACCGTCTGTGACAAACGCAAATAGGCATCATTGGCAGCAGAAACATCCATGTTCTGCATTGCCTGATTCAGTGAATTTTGTTCCTGAATAGCCTGATTCAACTGCATACGCAACTGTTCCAGTTCTGCATTTGCATTATCTGCCCCAACATTTACCGGGTTGTTCTCAATCTGCTGAATCCGCTGCTGAATTGCAGATAACCGCTGTTGCATGGTGTTCATGTCCTGAACTGCTGCATCCGGCAGTATATCCATTCCCTGTGCGGTCTGTGAAATCCTTGCCTGTGTGGTGTTCAGTGTGTTCAACATATCGTTTGCACTCTGAACTTCTTGCTGAAATCGTTCAACACCTGTTCCTGTGAACACATCCACCCCGTCAGTGTTCCATGTGACCGGGATTTCTACGGGTTCAGGGTCAGGCGGTGCGTTTGGCTGAATTTCAGGTCTGATTGGTTCAGGATTTTCAACCAAAGGGTCAGGAAGTACCGGGTCAACAGGTACAGAAATCGGTTCTTGATTTCCACCATCCACAACAGGCGGTGCAATATCAGGTGCGGTCTGTCGGCTTGCTGCCTGATTCATTGCTTCAATGGCAGCAGTTGCCTGATTGATTTCATCCCTTGCCCCTTCAATACTGCTTGTATCAATGTCAGCGTTCATTGACTGCTGCATATCATACATTGCAGATACGGCAAGGTTCACTGAACTGATGATATTGTTCAACACTCCGCTGAATTGGTCATTAAGTTCAATACCTGTCTGAATAGATGACACCTGTTTCACCGTCCTTTCTTAGTGTTTTTTCTTTGCCCTTGCTTCTGCCTTTTTCTTTTCCTTCTTGTCATGCTCTGCTTTCAACTTGATTGAAGCAATCACAAAGGCTTTTTCCTGTTCATCCATAGCCAAGAACACTGATGGAAGAATGTGAAGTTTTAGAAGGGCATAGTAAGCATAATTTGCTTCACCGTCCCCTTCTTCAATTAGTTTTTTGCTTCATCAACCTTTTCATCAAGTGACTTGGTAAATCCCTGAAACTTCTGCATCCATAACTGGAAGTCCTGCATTTCCCCGGCATCATCAACCATTGCATAGACTAAATCTTCCGGGGTCATCACACCGTAACTGTCCTGTAACTCTTTATCGTAAAGGTCAGGAAACACCGTTGACTTCACGATCATTGCCATAAGGTACTTTGAAGTAATCAGTTTTGGTCTGAATAAGTTCGGCTTGCCTGTCACCTGAACTTCAATGGTGTTTGCATCACGAAGTTCTTCATTCTCCTTGGAACTGATATGTCTGAACTCCCATCTGACAGGTGTTCCGTCTGAACCAAGAAGTGAAGCAGTAGGTGCAAACTTTTCATTTTCCTTTACCTTTTTATTCGCTTTCATAAATGCACTAAATTTTGACATTTTGTTGTTCTCCCTTCTGTTTATCAAAGAATAGAAAAAACCCCTTATATGACCTTATATAAAAGCCACACAAGGGGTTCTGTTACTTAGTTAGTAAGAAAACCCGTGAGGTTTGCAAAAGATTCAGGCATTGAAAAGTCCTCAAATGTTCCTTCAATCTCTTCATCAAGGTATTCCCCGTCAGCATCAAATTTTGCTAACACACCGCCGTCAGTGTTGCAGTCATAGAAAATGATCGTCTGTCTGCCCGCATCACTGGTTGGGTCATCATTGGTGATCTGCATTTCAAAATACACATCCTCACCAGTGTTCTTATAGTCAAGTAATGCCTGACGAAGAACTGACTGGTTATAGTGTGCCGTGCCGGAAAAAGTACCTTCCATACCACATGACTTATGACCCGCCATGATTGCACCAAGGCGGGGAACAGTAGTCTTGGTTTTCTCAACCTTTGCTTCCATATCAATCATCTGCATGAAGTTGTATCTTCTACTTCCGATTGTGATAAAACATTCAGCAAGTTTTGCTGCAATAGTGTCCCTTGCTTTCATTGTTACCTTCGGCATTTTATTTCACCCCTTTCTTACGCAACCGTAACCGTTTCATAAAGTTTACCCATAGCGTTCACAACGGTGATTGCTGATGTAATCACAACCGCCTTTTTGGAATCGCCCTGTGCAACCGTAACATCAGAATCAGTGAACCCTTCAATAGCACCAAGTTCCTGTAACTGTGTACGGATTTTTACCAAGTCAGACCAAAGGGAAGTTCTGCCTGATGCATTGTTTGGAACAACACCAAGATACTTAGTGTTGAAAAGAACTGCATCATCATTTCCCAACTGGTCAATAACTCTGATCGTCTGATTGTCCTTGAATACATCCCCGCAAGTGTCCGAAGTAGTCACCATAGAGTTAATATCTTCAAGCACACGGACAACGCCGTTGACCTTATGGAAAGTGAACTCACCCGCCTTGATTGCTGCTTTCAACTCATTCTGTGTGTAATTGGTATCAACAGTGAAACCGCCGTCATATTTCTTGTTCTGACAAGACTTATTGACTGCACAACCGCTTTCTGCACCAGTTACCCAATACACAAGTGCTGCTTCTGACCATCCGGCATCTGTTACCTTGTTCTTCACACTGATAACGCCCATATAATCAGCATCCAGTTTATAAATAACTAACTGGAACTTGATACCCAGTTCATCACGCAAACGCTTGTTGAAAGCCACATATAACTTCTTGGTAACATCATCAGTAACCACAACGCCCATAGTGTTGTAGGTGTATGATTCGATTTTATCCAAGTAAGCCTGATGTGCAGTGCCGTCAACCGTGCCGTTTGTACCACCAGTTAAAGGTGTTCCGGCAGTAACAGCAAGATCAGCAGCCTTGAATGTCACATAATCGTTTGCCACAAGATCAGCAGCCTTAGCAACTGTCTGTGTGTCAACCTTGACCGTACCGAAGTAGGTTGTAACATCATACTTGCTTGCATCATCTGCATTTTTCTGAATCACGATCTTCAAATCGTTACCACGCACACCACAATACTTTGCAGTTGCGTATGTGTTCGCTGCCTTATCACCACCACCGTTCAAACGATATGCGTATAAGGTCTTTGCACCCATGAACAGATCATTAAGACCAAGCATCTTAGGACTGTCAAAGGCATAACCAAAAAGTTTCAGGCTGTTCTTCTGAAAATCTTCATTGGTTACTTCAAAAACTTCCCCTTCAACACCCCAGTCAAGTTCAAGGGGCATTGTTGCAATACCTCTATCAGACAGTGCAGCAGATGCGGATGCAGCCGATACAAAGTTGATATAAGCACCGGGAAGTTCTTTGTTCTGTGAGGTAAATGTACCACCACCTAAAGCCATACTATTTCACCTGTCCTTTCATGTATTTTTCAACTAAATTGTCAACAGTTTTCATGGTGTAACTTTTATCTTCATCAAGAAGGGCATCCACCAAGTCCCTTCTGTTTGCAAAACGGGCAGATGCAAGAATCTGTTCCTTGCTGAACATTGGTTCAGTCTGTTCAGACCTTGTAGCAGTTCCCGTTGTTGTCTTTTTTGCTGCCATAATCAACCACCTTCCTTCACATCCGTGCTTGCCGTCATAGTTTCCATTGGTGTCTGATCTTCCGTCTTGACCGTGAAAAAGTCATAATTGACAAAAAAATTCAGAACACCGTCAACCACCTGATGATTCATTTTTGAACCCCTGATTGGCTTGGTATCACCGTCTGTTGTGACATACTCCAAACAGTCATACATTCTTTCAGCCACATCAGCACATTCCCGCTGCTTCTTTGCAGACTGTGGGAAATACTGGATGCAGAACTGATTGGTACGTTCATACCGTTTGCCAAGGAAAAGGTTGTTGTTTGGGTTCAAGCAAGCAATAAAAAAACAAGGCTCTTTCAAACCTTGCTTAATTTCTTCATTGTGGATTTCATAATCATCCCCAAATTCTTTGTTCAGGGAACAACTGATTGCTTCAACTATTGAATTTATCATTTACCAAGTCCCCCTAAATATTTCTTGATTTTGTTTTCAAGTACCTTTGGGGCAATTTTCTGTAATTCCTGTTCAGATATGGTCATCATAAACTGACCTTTGACCCATCCTGAATGATTGGCTGTCCTGTGTCCGTACTCAACATAGGATGCGTATTCAACCGGGTTCACAATTTCAATGACATAGGTGTCACCAAAATGGTTCACCGTCAGGCTGTTTGCATACCCTTGTGCTGATGCACGTTTTTCACCAGTCCAACCACGCCTTAATGTACCGCCCTTTTTTCCTGAACTTGCCGGGTACTGTCCGACAGGTGTTCTTTTGACCACCATGCGAAGCAACCGGGCAGCAAGTTCTTTTGCACACGATTCCACAAAGTCATCAGGATTTTGCAACTTTTCCAACTGCTGCTGAAAATCTTTCAGACCTTTGCAGTCAAATCTTCCCATTCTACCCATTTATGCATATTCCTTGAACAGTTCAAGTGTAATTTCCTGATGCGTTGGATATGTGGAAGGGACACCGCTGCGGGTGTAGTCCGTGGTCACATTGTCCTGTGTTACTGTCAGTTTTGACCCCGCTTTGATGGTTACATCCGGGGAAACAAACAACTTTGTGCTTTGTGTGATCGTTGCTGCTGATTCTGACTGAATTGCTGTTTGCAGTTTTTCAAAAGATAATCTGCACGGTTGGTCTTGTAAGACCACAACCTCTGATTCTTCCATAAGTTTTGACTTCTCATTTTTTACCTTTTGCAGTTCTGTCACCGTCAAAGTACCAAAATAGGTTGCTTCAATGGCTTTCCTTGCAGCCTTTTGTGCTGCCTGAATCTGCTTTACCATCTGATACGCCTGAATGAATTAAATTCAGCCTTTCCATAGGATAAAAGGTAATTGATGAAAGAAGTCAGTCTTTGTTCAGGGGTCATTGAACCTTCACCAGTTACAAAAACCGTGTTGGTGTCCCCTGTCTGAATCTGCTTGACAGCATATTCTAAATCAAACCCGGTAAGGTCATCAGGTGCAAAGGTTTTCTTGGAAAGAAGAAATTCACCCACCGCCATATCAACGGCAATGTGTTCCAATCCTTCCGGCACATCATTCCAGTTGATTTCATTTTTGATTGTGCTGCGTACTTTCTCAACGCAAAAGGTCAAGGCAAATTCATCATCTGCCTTGACCTCATAACCGAATGATTTCAACCGTTTTTTCACTGTATCAGTATCAAACATTGCAACCACCCTTTCAGATCAGAACTTATCCACGGGAAATGATACGGGCAATAGGTACTGCCTTGTGTTCAATGGTCTTGGTATCAGATGCAACCAGTGACCAGTTCTTGCCGTTCCCTAACTCTGTGTTAGTTGGTGAATTGGTTTTCTGATCTGCCTTGAGATAAGAAACACCTGAAACAGAAACAGCGTGACGTTTACGGGAAATAAGTGTGTCCTCACCGCCCCTTGTCTTAGCATCACGCACCATTTCATAAGGCACTTTTGCACCCACATCTTCAAATCCAATAGCACCTTCACCAAGGATATAAGTTGTGTACTCTGTATAAGCATCCTGTGCCTTGATTCCCTTGCCTGTGTCCTCTGCAACAGCTTCAACAACCTTAGTAGGTAAAGAATCATCAATGATGACCAGTCTGCCGTTCCAAGTACCCATTTCAAGATCACGTTCAATACCCTGTGCATCTGTATACTTTAAGTATGCAAGCAGTTTCAGGTTTTCAAGGTTAGTAGCAACTGCACTGTGACAGTAAACTAACTTGAACTTCTGCTTGTTGTCACCGCAAGCCTTCTGAATGGCACTATTTAGGGTGGTTGCATCCATCTTCATGGTGTCATCGGTGTGTTCAGCACCCGCCTGTGCAATATCATAAGTATGTGCTTCAACAAACGCTGCATTGGACTTCTTAATGTCACCAGTTCCAGTATCTTTCATTCCAAACACACCCTTTAAGATTGCAAGGATAACATCCTGATCTACACTGTTCCAGTAGTCATTGATCTGACTTCTTACGTTTGCCATGAAGTCAGTACCACCAGTTATATCATAACTGAAATCTGCTTCTGTCCAACCGTTCATTCTGCCATAAGTGAATACACCCTGTTCAAAGGTGTCAGTTCTATCAGGTGTAACATTGTCAACACCGTCATAGTTCTGTGGTGTGCCGGAAAGCAGACCAAAGAACGGTAACACTGCGTAAACAGTGCCAGTCTGTGAGTTGTTCACAAATGTGTTACGAAGTCGTGCATCACCAACGATTGCACGGGATTCACGCAACTTGTTCAGTTTCACGTTCGGAATTGCACTCATGTACTTACCAAACGCCTTTTCGTTAAAACTTTTAGCATCAAATTTTGCCATGTTTCAATTACCTTCCTTTCATCAAATTAAATCTGTGCATCCGGGTTTGCTTCCATGTAAGCGGTAAGTTCGTCATAACTCATTTTTGAGAAATCGACCTTTTCACCCTCACCCGGTTTCTGTTCCCCTGATGCTCCCGGCTGAAAACCTTTGAAATTCTGCTGCTGTTTCTGCTGCTTCTGTGCTTCAAACAGGAACTTGGTGTCATCACCACTTCTTAACTTCTCGATCTGTTCATCCAGTCCCTTGACATTTCCGTCCTTGTCAAGTTTGGCTTCTCCAAGTTCAAGTAAGGCTTTGACCGCTTTGATGTTCTTTGCCTTTGCACCTGTCAGTGCTTTTTCAACAGCAAAATCAATTTTCAACTGGTTCAGTTCAGATTCATGGGTTGCCTTGGCAGTGGCATTTTCAGTCTGTAAGTCCTCAATCTGCTTTTTCAGATCAGCATTGTCCCCGGCAGATGCTTTCAGGGTTTCTAACTGCTTGTCACGGTCACCGACCTGTGTTTTCAGTCCTTCAACCTCTGTCTGCAAGTTCTTAATCTCTGTTGCAGCAGTACCCTTTGCGTTCTCAATGTCATCACCATTGATTTTCATTACTGAATCAGCCTGTTCCTTGGTAAGTCCTAAATCCTCTAACTGTTTTCTTGTCATTTCTATACCATCCTTTCAAATACGTTTTTATACGGGGTTACTCCCACATGATTGATTGGTTTTGTTCGGTTTACGCTTGACAACCCGCAAGAAAAAAGACACCCGCTGCCGGATGCCTTTTCTATGTGCTACTTGACCCAGTAGCCGGGAGATAATCAGGATCACCATGCCTTTCTCATTGTGTACGTTTTCATGTGCCTTTTATCCCCCTTTCTGACCTCATATAACCGCCATATAGCAATTATTACAGGTCTATTGATAACTTGTTAAGGTATGAAAAAAGCACGGCTATTTGACCGTGCTTTCTAATCAGATTTTGAAACTTTCATCCAGTTCTGTTCTGATAATCTCAACTGCAACTTTTTTCAAACCATCAGGTAAATCATCCAGTTTGGTGATTCCCATGATGACTGATTCTGTTTCATCATCAACGTATACTTTGTACTTTTTAATCAACCCCCGGTTCTTCATCCCATACAGATGACTGGTGACCTCACCAGTCAATTCTTCCTTCAACCAACAACTGTAAGGTGAACCCGCATTGAAATCATTTTTATTCATCTTCACAAGTGCCACCGCCTTTCATCATAGCGTTTTGGTGATGTATTTATTTTTCGCAACCAATGACGCACGATTCAGAATAACATAAAAGTCTTGACCAGTATTGTCACCATTGTGTTTGATGATTGCATCATACCCCAAGGCGTTCATTGCTTTGCCGACTTCTTTATTGACCGCTTTCTGTTGTTTTGGATTGAATAATAACTTACTTCCACCCCTTTGTGTCATCTTCCTGAATATTTCAAGTGCATCTTCATAGGTTATGACTTTTGCATCAGCCTTTAGTTTAAATTCTATTATAACACCGCCGTGCATCTGCTTTCCACCGTTAGTTGCATAGTTCACTGCAATCTGTGAATAAGCGGGTGATGCATAAGCAACACCGTCACCATAAACACCACGGGAAGGAAACGGGGAATCACCTTTGAAAAATTCATCAGCCATTTCCTTTGTTGTGGATGTAGTAGTTATATCACTTCTCAATTTTGATTGTGGTGCAATACCACGATACAAAACAGGTGACTGAACTGCATTGTAATCTGCATCAGATAAAATTGTCGGTAAACCATCAGCCTGAATTGAACGGTGAAATTCTTTCATTGCTGAAACCCATTCATCACCGCTTCTGACTGACAATTCTTTTGTCATACTGTCACCGATATTTTCAATGATTAGTTTTTCTCTTTCAGTAGCAACTTCATCAATCAGTTTCAATGAACTGTCTTTGATGGTCTTATCAACCTGTGCTTTACCTACGGAATAGAAAACATCATCACCTTTTTGGTAAAAATCAATATACAACGGTTGATTGTTCTTTCTCTGAAACGAAAATCCAAGATAATCACCGCCAAGTACCTTTGCAATTTCATCACGGTCTGCATTTTCCGCTGAACCTTCAACATACCGCTGAACTTCATAATCACCTTTTGCAAGACTGAACGGTTTGTTTCCCATTGATGTATATTGCAGTTGTGCTTTCATTTCAGCGGGTAATTCATCCCATTCAGTTGTATTGCGTTTGTTCAGGGTAACAATCTTCACTTCCTGACCGTATTTCTCACCGCCTGACTTGACGGTGCAACCACCCTGAACACCTTTATAACCACTGACATTCATATCAAATTCAACATCAACTGGTGTTCTTATATCTTCCAACGGTGCGGATTTTACAAATTTCTTTGACCATTGTTCATAGGTCATATCAGCGGGTACATAGTAGGTTTTACCGTCTGCACCCCTTGCAGCACGTTCACCAACAGCATCAAATTCATCATCAAAATATGGTACTGTGGTACTTCTGCAATGAACATGAAACGGCGGTGCAGTCACACCAACCTTCCATTCAGACATAGGGAAATGCTTGCCATCCATACCCCGGCATATATCCGAAGTGTGGGAATCCAGTGTTGCCACAATCTCAAATTGTTCAACATTAAGTTCATCAAAACAATCCTTCTGTGCTGCGGAACTGAAAAAGGCTTCTTCTGTCATTACCAACCGCCCGGCGTTGGTCTTGGAAGTGTTCATCTTCCGGGCAATTTCATCAATGGCTTTTTGTGGGTCTTTTCCCAAGATGATGTTTTGGGTCAGGGTGTTGTTCAGTTCATTGACCAACTTCTGACGGTTGCCCCATATCCTTTCACTGAAATTCTTGCCGTCAACCGCCCAAGGCTTATTGATGACCTTGCTGATCTGCTTGTCATCCAGTGCGGAAAAGTCCCAACCAATACCCACACCCTTCTGAATTTCATAGGCTGTGTGATAATAGCCGGACTTGTAAACATTCCGCATTGTGCTGTCAATGCTGTCAAGTTGGTTTCCAAACATGACTTCAATGCTCTGTTGGGTCTGCAACTTCAAGGCTTCAAGTCTGCTGATATGGAATCTTGCAGATGCATTTTCAAGTTGCTTGACCCAAGTGCCATTGATTGCATTTTCCTGACCGTACTGAATATACTGGTTTACATCCCATTTCAGTTCAGCAAGTTCCTTTGCGTTCAACATCCGCTTTGCTTCTGCAAGGGTTACCCCGTTGTTAGATGCAAAACGCTGATACCATGCAGCAATCTGACCTTCAAGGGTTTTCTGTGCCTGTCGGTACTGTTTTTCAATATCCGCATAACACTGAACCCCCTGTTGGTGTGCTGTCTGTTCAAGCAGTTCAAAACGCTTCTGCCAGTATTCACCGTTATTCATCTACTTCACCGCCCTGACTTCCCTGTGACGGGTCACCTTTATTGTCAGGGTCATCATTCTGTGTACCAAACGGGTCATACTGTGCAAGCATTTCTTTCTGTGCTTCTTCTTTCTGTTTTTTCAGGCGTTCCATTTCAAGTTGTGGGTCATCCACCCAAGGGTGCATACTGATGATAGTTTCATCAGAAATGATTCCTTGTGACTTCTGACAATTATCAATAATATCTGATTCATTCATCAGCATATCACGGTTGAATACCACATCAACCCCATTTTCTTCACCTTCAAAGTCACCCTGTCCAGTATTGGCAAGATGACAGTTAATGAACCAAAGCACATCATCCATTGTTGCCTGTGCTTCTGATTCCGTATCATTGGCATCTGTATCAATGTCAGAATACATTGACTGAATGTTCATCTGATTAGGATTGCCGGAAAGTCTGTCATCCTTGGCATCATAACCCATTGCATTTTCAATCAGTGCTTTCTTGAAGATTTCCACAATAATCTTGTAGTTGTCTGCATTGACCGTGATTTCAAGGGTTTCAACCCCGCCCTTGGTATCACCATCATATCTGACTTTTACTGCACCATAGGTTGCAAGGTTCTTTCTAAATTCACCCAAATTAGTACCGTCATAGTTCTTCAATACCAAAATGGTGTTCCTTGCATCCTCTTGCATATTGTTTTCAAAGTCTGACAGCATCACATTGATACCGTCCTGTAAGGACTTGACCCTTTTAATCAGCGGTGTTTCCTGTTCATTGGCTTTCAATGGAATCAAGGGAACACGCTGCCAGTTAAACATTTGCACGTTTCCGGCTGCATCCGTCATTGTAACGTGCGGGAAATCAGCGGTGTCATTGTTCACAACATCAGGTATTAGTTTTGAACCGTCCAGTATGAACAGGTGAACACCAGTCAGATCATACAATTCAACCTTTTCAATGTACTTCCGTTGTGTGCCGTCATAGGCAACTGACACATACAGTCTGATGAAGAAATCCAGTTCAGTATGTTCAGAATCTTTCCAAAACGGCAAAATCTCATAAGCGGGGAAAAGCCTGAAAGCAAATTCACCCCGGTCATTGTAGTAAGGATATAACCAAGCAATACCGCCATTGTATGCAGCTTTACCCGCACTCTTTAATGTTCGCATGAACTTCTTGTCAAATACCTTTTTCAGCAGTTCAACGTACTGTTCATTGTCACCGTTTAATGTGAACGGCTTGCCGAACAGGTAATTGGCTTTCTGATTCACCATTTTTGCATACTGGTTATCAACAATACGGTTGTTTGGTAAGTTCTCAACAACTTCAAGTTTGCCGTCCTCACCTATCATTGTACGTTTGCGGTGAATCACATCATGGTCACCGTCATAATACAGAAATCCCTTAATCTGCATCATCCTACGGGGTGAACATTTCCAAGCAAGGATTTCTTTTTCAAGAAATTCCAAGTCGGTCATGTGTGACTTTGCCCCTTCCAGTATGAAATTGCTAAGTTTTAGCGTTATCGCATCCACAAAGGAACTGAACACTGTTCAATTCACCCCTTTCATTGCATAATAAAATCAAAACCCCTGAAAACACTGCATTTTCAAGGGTTGTTGTTACTAATTTGTTTCTTTTATTCAAAAAGTAGTTATACAGGCATCATAGGCGGTCACCTGTTGCAACCGCCCCGGAGTAAGCATTTGACAACCGTTTCCTACCGTCCAAAAAGAACGGTTGCTGATGCCGTGTATTCTACCCGGTAATTGCTTAGTCAAAACTGAAAGCATCACCCTTCACAATAGATTCAACCGCATAACGCATTGCATCCATCAGGTGATTGAAGTCATCAATAGGACGGTTCAGTTTCTTGCCTGTCTTGGCATCCTTGTCCCATTGATAGTTGCTAATTTCTGTGATGAAATTCACGCATCTTGGGTGAATGATAATGTGATAGTCCTGTATGAAGTCAATGCCGTTGTTGATGCTGTCCTTGCCCTTCCTTGCTTTCCTGATTCCTTTCAGACCCAGTTCACGCAAGCGGTCAATGCTCTTTGGTTCTGCTGAATCGGCTGTGATTTTCTCTTTCACATATCCCATCCGCTGAACCTGTTCGGCAATGGCTTCATTACTCATACCCGGCTGATACATTTCATCAAAGACCCAAATAGTCTTGCTTGACTGGTCAATAAAACCACAAAACAGTGCAGAAGGGTCATTTGTATAACCGAAGTCAAGACCAAATACAGACTTGACACCGCTTATCTTCTTGACTTCATCCACGCTGAACGTTTTTTCTTCCCAATTTTCATAGACAAGACCGTCCACGATACCCCAATCACCAAGACCCGCCACTTTGTAACGCCTTGGGTTCTGCTTCCGCATGGTTTCAAAGACTTTTAAGTCTGCCTTATCCAACCATTCATTGCACTTGTAATTGGTGGTCATTGCAAGGACTTCATCATCAGGGGTATCAAAAAACCGCTTCTTTATCCAGTGGTGTTCATTCCACGGGTTCAGTGTAAGTGTTATTTGTTTGAACAGTCCTGAACCTTCCGGGACAGCACCACGGATTGATTCATCAAGCATATTGAAATCATCTTCTGAACTGATCTCATAGGCTTCTTCAATCCACATCCAACACAAACAACCAATGTCAACGGTTATTGATGTTACTTTCAGGGGGTCATCCAGTCCCCTGAAATAAATCTTTTGACCTGTCGGTTTATAGGTCATTTCAAGTGGTGATTCTTTGATTTCCCAAAAGGCATCAACGCCAAGGCGGTGAATCGCCCACTTCAATTCTGTGAAACAGGAATCTTTCAATGTTCTGAATGTTTTCCTGACCACAAGGGTATTTGCCTGTGGGTACTTCATCATATTGGTGATGTACCAAAGGGCAGTTGTTTTTGATTTCTTGGATGCACGGCTGCCCTTACATACCCTATATCTACCTTTCCAACGCCAAAAAGTACCGTAACCCTTACCAACCAGTTCAGGCAGCAGCACTTTCTTCTTGCCGGACTTTGTAGTCTTGTAATCTTCCGGGTACAGGATAAATTTCTGATACCCAAAAACATATTGTGAAGATATTCTGTTCTTGACCATAGACGATCACCGCCTAATCTTCAAGGGCATCTTCACCAGTGATAACAATAGGCTGTGTGATATTCACATCAATCTTGTCATTCCACATACCCAAATGCTTACCAAGTAATTCAAGTGCTTTCAGTTTTGGTGAAATCTTCACTTCCCTTTCAACACTTGACCCGGTTTCTGATTCAGACTGTTTGTACTTCACGGATTCAATACAAGCAAGGTCATCTTCTGATGCACCGTCTTTTATTCTTCCGTGACTGTCAACAAGGTCTGTCATCTTCACAAAAGCAATGCGGGCAAGTTCTAAAACAACCCTGTCCTGATTGATTCCTGTTCTTTTGCTGCGTTCTGCCATTGCAACACTTATTGCCTGTTGAACCTTGACATTTGCCAACATCCTTGAACCTTGCTGATCTGCTGTTTTTGCCGAATAACCCGCACGAATGGCTGCTTGTGTTGCGTTCAGGTCAATCAGGTATTCTTCAACAAAACGCTGCTGTTTTTCAGTTAATTTTGCCGTTTTTGCCATCAAACAACACCCCTTTCATGTATTTTTGCAATAAAAAATCCCTGAAACATTACATTTCAGGGTGCAAATATCGGCATAAACAAAAAAGAATTGTGAAAAAACAACCGCTTCTTCACAATTCCCATCTTGTCAAGATACATCCTATCATTAGTTTCAAGAATACACAATATACATGAAACAACAAAATCTATCGTAAAACGCTCTTTTTGTTGTTTCAAGTGACAGTAAGTATACATTAAGTTAGGTAATGCAGATCATCATAGGTTTCTTCAAATCTTGTAAGTGCCTTTTTGTGAAGATTCCTGACATACTGATATGACATACCCATTTCACTGGATGCAACTTTCAAACTCTTAAACTGCACATACACCTTGAACAACACCTGTGAATACCTTGCATTGTGCAGACCTCTAATCTGCCTGATGATTTGTTCCTTGGCATCTGAAAATTTGTCAATTTCTCTGTTTATCTGTTCATTGAAATCAACATAGTTTGTAACTGCCTTGCATAAACTGTCACCTGACGGACTTGTCTGCACTCTTTCAGCAGAATAATCAATACCGCCCGTGCTGCAAGCATTGGTTTTCATATCATCAAGGCGTTCTAAGTCCTGATTGATATTAGTATCAAGTTCCTGTAACTGTCCTAAATATTCCCTTGCGGATAATGTTTTCATTCTTTTACCTGTCCTTTCCCGGTTACCGGTTACGCTTGCGGTTACGGATAAAATCAAACTAAAAACACCCTGAAAGCCTTGATTTTCCTACTGGTTACGGTTAGTTACGGTTACGGTTCACGCCTTATACTCTATATTTTTACTTTTTATGATGTATAGAATATACAATAAATAAAAATAATAAGAAAATTGCTTTTAACCGTAACCAACCGTAACCGCCAGTATTTACAAGGGTTTTAACCGTAACCGTGAACCGTAACCAACCGTAACTATTGCGTAACTACTGCATAAAATCATACGGTGCATCATTCACCTTTGTATAAATCATATCAGCAACAACCATCTGACCGAACTGCTGACCCGCTGCAAACTTAGGAACAGCAATCACGTCAACCCCGGCAGTATGCACCCCATACAACAACTGTAATATGTATTGGTGTGCAAGTTCATAAAGTTCTGCACCAATCACCTGACCTTCAAATTCTTTTTCCACCAACGGGAAAATATCATCATTCATTGATACACTGCCCTTTTGTTCCAATAATTCCAAAATCTTATTTTCCATAATTATTCACCTTCCTTTCACCAATCAAACGCCCAACAGATAATAAGAAACACTGTAATGACACTTACAAAACAAAGTATGTTTTTCCATTCATACTTGAATACTGTGTATATTAGAAATATGACAAGGGCGGTCATCAGTAGTATTGTGATTATTCTGATGAATTTCTTTATTTTTTCAATCATCTGTAAACCCTTCCTGTCTTGGTATCTTTCACCTGAACACGTTCAGTCAGTTCAAACCCTGCACCTTTGATGATGTACTTCAAAACCTTAATCAGATCATAGGCACGTTTGTCTGCTGCTTCACATTCAATCTGTTCACGTTCTTCCTTTGCTACTCTACCAACGGCAATAGTTGCTGTTGGGTCTGCATATCCTTCCTGATTTCTTCCACCTTTCACTAATTGATACCTTCCTTTCTTATCAAACTTTTGCACCCCTGAATATCACCAACATTGAAGGAAAAGGTGCTGCATTTTTACTGTTCCCAAATTTCAACCGACCTTTTATGAATCGAATTTCTGTCCTGTGTATAATAAAATCGTGAAAATACTTGGTGTCTGTTCTTGCCGGAATCAACAGAACAACAGTTGTGTGTTCTTTCCGTCCCTCAAAATAGCATTTTTCAACCCATTTATACATTTCTTTACCATAGGGCGGGTTGCAAAAGACAGATTCCCCCCCCCAATCATGCAATAACCCGTTATCTTCTTTAGTGAAATACCTGTCACACTTATGATTCTGTTCACTTGAACACGGGTCTAATGTGAAATGAAATTCTGCATCCAGTGCATCAAATAAGTCCTGTGGTGTAGCCCAGTCATCTGTGTTACTGCTGAACAAAACTTCATTCATTTCAATCACCGTCCTTTCTACTTCTGAAAATACGCCTTGTCTGACCGTTCAGTTTTACAACTGAAATTTCCAAGTCAAGGCGTTTGTTGATCTGCTTACTGAATACGATATTTGACATTGGCTGCATACTGTTGTCTGCACAAAATACCTGATACCGCTTGTATACCTCATTGGTTGGTTCATTTTCGATCATGTCAACCCCGGTGTCATTGATAAATGCAAGGATAGGGTTGTTTTCCTGTTCATATTCATCCAACTGATTCTGAACCTTATCTGATTTACTGAATCCATTATTGATGACTACCCTTTTTAGTCCTTCCACACCAAGCCTGATAAGATATTCAATGCTGTCCTGTTGTGTCAATTCATACTTGATGAATGGTCTATAATCAGGGTCATCCTTGCTGAACGTGGCATTGAATGGAATGATAACCAAACGCCTAAGTACCGCCCCGGTCTTGTCCTTCATACGGGGAATATTATTGGCACTAAACAGTAACTTGATGAACGGGTTGAACTCAAACGGGTCTTGTCCTTTACGCTCTGCCTTGATGCGGTTACCTGTTACTATTTTTTTGAACACACTGACCTGTGAACCTTGAAGGAAATCATCACCAATATCATCACCAATGTTTGCCAGTTTACCGAACATCATTGAAGTATTGAACCTGTCCCCCAGTTCTTTCAGGTCAAGTGCTGAAATGTTCCGATCACCAAGGATTGCTTTGACACAATCCAAAAATGTACTTTTACCGTTGGACTTGTCACCTGTCAGGATGAACGCCTTGCCTAACTCATTTCTTCTGTAAAAGCAGTAACCAATACATTCTTCCAACAATGCCCTGATTGCTGCATCACCACACGCTAACTTGTTTAGTGTACTGTCTGCCAGTTCAGAATAGGCATCCGGCTTGTAGTCCCAAGGAATCTTGTTAGTAATAACAATGTCCGTGCTGAATGGTTTCAGTTCCCCGGTCACAAGGTCATATACACCGTTGTTGAAAGCAATCAAATTTGCATCTGACTGTTCTTTTTCATCAACGATCAGTTCCATGTAGTCAAGAACTTCCCGGCGTTGCATCTTTTTCAGGTTTGGGATATGCTGAATCATGTTTGATTCAATTTCTTTGTACCCATTGGAATACACACCGTCTTTGTATATATGCAACTGCCCGTTGATTTTGATAACGTGTGCTGTGTTCTTCATAAACACTGCAAATTTGTCAAACAAGAATGTGCTGCCAAGGAAAAAAACAGGTTTCTGAAAAGCATCATCACGCAAGATCACTTCCAGTTCATCATCTGACAGCGGTTGTTTCAGAACAAACTTATTCAGGATGCGGATGCACTCACGGGTTTCTTCAACAGTGAAATCATTTGCAGTAAGGGTCAGGATGTAATTGAAAAGTGCCTGATTCCTTCCGTCCCCGGCATCCATATCAACAAAGTCTGCGGTTGCCTTGACCGGGAACAACCACTTGGGAACTTCCTGATACTTTCCACCTTCTTCAATGTCCCATTCACAAAATCTTTCTTCACCATCAATCTTGATAACCTCATAGGATAACTTACTGCCGACTTTTATATCAGCAGTAAGACCAACCGCCAACTGAACGTGTGTCCTGTTCCTTGCAATGGTATGATTCTTGAAAAGAAAATGTTTTCCCCTACTGGTACAAAGAACTTTACAGTCAAGTTGCAGTTCTTCCACAATGTTCATCAGAATTTCAGATTGGTCAGAATCATCAATGTCGATAAGGATAGTGTCATCAGCCAAAACCCCGCCGAACCCGTTCAGGTTCTTCACTTCATCATAGGTTTTCCATGAGGTTCTGTTTTTCAGTTTTTCAATGCTTGCCTTGCCTTTGGTTTCAACATAACCTTTGTATAGTGTCATTTTTTATCACCATCCTTTAAGTGATTTCTTGCATCACTTTTTTATAAAACTCCTTGTTTCTGACATTGCAGTCAAAAGCCTTTTGCCTTTTCCATAACCGTGTTTTCAAGTTCCTAAGTTCTTCATTCTGTTCCTTCAAAGTTGTCCTTGGTTCTTTTAGGCGTTCCCTGTACTTTTTTACATCAGCATTGCGATCCTTCCAAACTTTTGTGTTCTTCCTGTGTGAATCCCGGAGAAGCTGCGAGTTTTTAACACCTGTCTGAATCTGTGAAATACGGTGCTTTGTCTGCCTGATCTGCTGTTCTGCATACTTGACCTTTTGCGTGTACCCTTCAATGTAAATACTGTGTTCCTTCTGAACTTGTTCAAACTGTTCAGTCTGTTCCTGAATAAATTCTTTCATCTGCTGTTCACATTCAGGTGTGAAACTGCTTCTGATAACTTTCAGCAGTTTCCTAACCTTGGCAATTCTGCGTTCTGAAAGAAATTCTTCAAGATGAACTGTCATTGAACCATTTTCATATCTAATTTCTAAATCCATGAAAACCTTCCTTCCCGGTGTTACGCTACAACACCAAATTGTTTCAAGCGTTTCTTTGCTAAATCTATGTACCACTGCCTATCAAGTTCAGGCGGTGTTTTTACCCCAACAACTGAATCATTGAAAATGAAACAGTGGTCAGGTGTATTACCAAATTTTTCACCCTTTGCTTTCACCTGTTTACGTTTCAGCAATCTTCCGTCCTTCTGATCGTTAGATGCAAACACCCTGTATGACTTATATGTGTATTTGTCCTTGTCAGGGTATTCATATACCGTCTTGATTGTTCTTTTGCCTATATGACTGACAAGCGGGGTGCAATGCTCATGTTCTACCCAATCATACTTGTCTGATAACTTGACAATCTTCTGAAACATAATCAGGTCATCACACTGATTGATGGTCTGTTCAACCGGGGTTTTCTTGACCATATAGTCAACCAGTGCTTTATTCAGGATTGGCAGATCATTGTCAACCGCTGAAAGTTCCTTCACATAAGCACCGATTCTTTCAACACCGCCGTCAATACCAACCCAAAGGTAATTGTTCACATCCTTCTGATAGATTTCACTGATGTTATCCAGTTCAAGAAGAATTGAACACTGATCTGTGGAACAACGCTGTTCCCATTCCCAACAAATATCATCCACCATTTCAAAGGCTTCATCTGTGTCAGGAATCCAAATAATAAGACCGTCCGTGTTGGACTGAATCAGTTCAAATCCCGGTACAACTTCAAGGTGTTCAATCAGGTCAAGCAACATCAACTGACCATTGATACACATACAGTTATTATTTCTTGGGTCATACGCTGCATTGGTTTCGTCCTTCATTGCACCTGACAAGGCGTTCAGCATCTTCTTATATGGCAACTGTGCTTTCTTCCACCGCTTGACTTCTTTCTTGTTTCCGGCGTTTTTTGCAGCAATCTGTTTTTCCTTCATGGCTTTTCGTGTGTTATACACCAACGGGTAATTGTCATTGGTTGCTGCCCTTGTAACCAGTCCCCAAGCAATCAGCATTGACGGGTAGTAATTGTTTACATCAACGTGCAGCAGTTGCCCGGTCTTATGAATTGGTGTGGCTGTTGCCCCATGAACACCGCCAAAACCGAATGAATGAGGGATACCCGCAACTACGGTTTCAAGACCCTGTTCTTTGTACCATGTACGTTTTGAGTATTTATCCATGTGTGCCAAGTCCATTGACAAGGCTTCCTGTCTTTTCTGTTCAAACCAGTCCTGAACATATTTATATTTTTTCAGTTGCAAGCACGGCAAGAAGTAGAAATCAAATTCATCTTCAAATGATCTGCGGGAACAACCAAGCACTTTTGCGGTGATTCTTGCTTCACTGTCCCCTATATCAGACAGGTTCACAATGTCCGGGAAAGCCTGAATGATACCGTGCATTGCATTAAATTCATCTATTTTTTCAAGGAATACTTTGATGGTTTCTTCCACATCATGCCGACAGTAGAAAACCGTCATTTCAATTTCTTCCTTGGTTAATTTCCTGTTTATTCTAAAATCAACATCCGTTTCCTTGATATTGCTGCCAAGAAAACCTTCCAGTGTTTTCAAACCAACCGGGGGGTTCGGCATAACATCATAGTTAATCATTGGAACTTTGTTGAACGCTGATGAAAATTGCCACCCTTCCTTTTTTTCAACAATTATCCAGTCATTGATTCTTTTGGGATTCATTCCCAACAGAATACCTTTCATAATGTACTGGTCATAGTGGCGGTTGTTATAACCTACCCATATATCCTTGCTATTAGCTTCATATAAGGCTTTTAATTCATCAGGGTTATTGATTATCACATATTCTTTTTTATTGGTCACATCAATGAAAACAGCAAGCCAATCTTCCTTGAAAACCTCAAAGTCATAAAATATCACTACATTCACCCTTTCTGAAAATAGCGGTGGAAGGTGTAACCCCACCACCGCCTGATAACATTTTAAGTTAAGACTTCTTAACTTTACAAGTAAAATTTTTTAGCAATCAAAAACTTCCTTGATTGTGATAGGGTTGAAAGCATCTGCCTTATAATCAACCTCAACTTCAATCACACCCTGAATAGACTGGAACACATCAAGAATCTGATCTGCAAAATCTGCATAGTTTACGAACTCAACAGGTGTGTCATCTTCTGCAATCAGCTTGTTCACCCAAGTGCATACAGACTTGATTGCCTGTCCGTCCGTCCACTTTGCGGAACTGTTGCCGGAAATAACACGGTTGAAGAAGATCATGCGGTTTGCCTGTTCACCTTCCTTGATCTTTGCCTGAACTGCAAACATCAACTTATCCTGTGCCTTGGTCAACTTAATTTCCATCTTCTCAATACTAATGATATATGTACCATCCGGCACATCAGCAAAATCATTATCAGGTGCGTTCTGCACCTCATTCTGTAATTCCTGTAAATCAACCTTTTCATCAAATGCACTGAAATCAATAGCCATAATTTTTCACCTTTTAACCTTTCTTTATTTGCTTAATACTAACTTTAACAACTCAAACGCCTGAACCTCATTGAACCCGGCTTTTACATAGGAATCATAGATTTTCTTTGCAGCAGTTGCACCATCTTCCGGCGGTACATCCTGTTTAGGTGCTACCGGGTGCGGGTTCTTCATTGAACGGTTGTTTGCCGTGTTCATTCCTTCCGTGATTGCTGATGCAAGGATTGCACCAAACAGTTCATCAGGTAAACCAAAAGGATTGTTCATGTTCTTTTACCTCACTTTCTTAGCGTGTTTTTCTTACTCTGCGGGTTCTGCCAGTCGGCTGTTCATCTACTGCCGGGGTTTCATCCGCTGTTGTATCTGCATTATCAGGCTGTGCCTGTGCTGCACTTCTTCTTGTGCGTCTGCCATTCTCCGGCGGGTTCATTGCCCCGTCAATAGGGTTTTCCGGCTTAGGGTTGTCTGCCTGTGCTAAACGCTTCACACCTTCACCAAATTCTTCCTTGCTGATGACCTTCATAACCTCAACACCGTCAACAATCAGGTCAACCGTGTCACCCTTGTGCTTCATCACATAGTTATCATCAGACGGAACATAGAAGTATGTGTCTGCATCCAGTGTGACAGATTCAGAATCAGTGTTTGTTCTACCGTCCTGAACAGGTTCAGACTGTTCAGCAGACTTTCTTTCCTTGCGGGTTCTTCTTGGCGGTGTTTCAAGTTCCGGCTGCGGTACAGAATCCGCTGCTGCACACGCTTCATCAAACGGGATTTCTTCACGCCCATCAGCAACCGCATCAATAGCCTTGTCACGCTCTGCCATATAATCAGCCATTTTCTGATTATTTTCAGCCACCACTTCATCATGTGTCTTGCGGGTGGTTCTGCCTGTCTTTGGTGCTGCATCCTCTGTTGTGGTAGGTGGTGTTGCTGTGGATGTGGTCTTTTTTCCACCCCTTGCCCGTCTGCCGTTTGCATCCGGCTTTTCAAGATCGGATGCAGCCTGTGCATCAGCCTGACCCATTTCTGCATCTGTCTTATACTCACCAACTTCATAGAAGTTGCGGATTTTATCGGCTACATAATTCAGGTCATTGTCAATGGCGTATGCCGGGAACATTCCCATAGGTGACTTCACGGTGTCCTTGCCACTGTTCTGTGTGTAAAAATAATATTTTCCTTCATTTACGCCTGTTCTAAGTACAATGGTGAAAAGTCCTTCAATGGTGATCTTCTCACGAAGTAACTTTCCGATCAGCTTAATAGTAGTAACACCATTTTCAAGGGTTTCTGTGTGGGTCATATAAGCAACCACCACATCATCAGGAAGTTCCTTGCATACCTCAATGATTTCAAAGTAATTTGCACCAAAATCATTCCACTTATCCCAACCGTTTTCCTTAATACGGTTCATGTACGGAACTGAAAGAATATACTGGAAGTCATCAACAACCAATAACTTCTTCCCGGCTGCTACCTGTTCCTTCATAAACTTGCAGATTTTGCGTGATTCAACCTCACTGTTCAGCATTGTGAACTTACCCTTGAACGGTAACGGCTTACCAACCGGGTTCACAACGGCAGTTGTTGCCGGATCGCAATTTCTCATACTGGTACTTTTTCCTGTACCTGATTCACCCATAATCAAAAGCATCTGTGCCATATTATTTCACCTGTTCCTTTCTGATTTTTTCAAAGTTTCCCGCCATGTTAGCAGAAACATGATGCTGACCAAACTGTTTCTGAACTCCCGCACGAATCACTGAACGTAATAACTTTCTGTTATATACCGGGCGGGGATTGTAAACTTTTCCCTGTCTTTCATTTACCATACTCTTATACCTCACTTTCCTTGATGATGATTTTTAACTTTCTGCGTTCATCCATTGGTATGACTTCAACAGAATAGTTATTTGCAAGAAGAATACCAACTAAATCCTGATATGCTGCACTGGTGCGACTTCCTTCAATTACAATACAACCACATTCAGCAGCACATTCCTTTTCAATATCTTCACGCATAATATCATTCACTGACTGAATATCATTGATGATATATTTCAATTCCTGATTTTCAGCCATCAGCTGATTGCGTTCATCTTCTAACTGTCTGATTTTCTTATCTCTTTTATCCATTATTCTTCACTTCCTTCATCTGTGCTGCCTTCTGTTACTCTGCTTGACCATAAATCAGCATAGTGCAGAATCAAATATAACGGGGTTTCATTTCCCTTCACTGCATAGTTTGCTGATTCATACAGACCATCATGGTATCTGATCGCAAATTCTTCATCTTCCGTCAGGTCAATGAAAAGGGTTGCTAACTTGATACTGCGGGTTGCATGGTCAAGTGGAAGAAGTGCCGGGTTACGCTTGAACGGCTTAGCTTCTGATGCCTTGCCTGACTTCAAAATATTAGGCACATACATCTGCTTGCCATAATCACCACACTTGCCAAGGTCATGTAACGCTGCTGCAATGATGACTGAATCACGTATTTCTGCATACTTGACTTTGCCAAGAAGTGCATAACCAATGTTTTCTGCTGCCATCATTACATTTCTGCTGTGGTGAACAAGTCCGAACTGACAAGCAAGGTGATTTCCACCGCTGCAAGGTGCTTCAAAGAATCCGATCTGTTCCATGTAATCAATCAGATCTTCCATTCCCTCACGCTTGGTTGAAAGTAAGTGGTCAACCACATACTTCTTATTGTCAAGTTCCTTCTTGTTGTCCTCTGTCATCTGTTCAACTGTGTCCTGAACCTGTTCAGTTGTTTCCTGTGTTACTTCTGCGGTATTTTCAACCGCTGCATCTGCTTTCTTTTTTGCTGCCATGCTCTTTCACTCCTTTAATTATTTTTTATGTGATTCCATTCTGTCAGGAATGGATAGACACCGTATAAATTGACGGGTAATTCACCCAGTTCAAGGTGTTCAATAAATCCCTTGAATTGTTCATAGTCCTTTGGATATAACAGGATGCCGATACCGCCCGCCTTTTCAATCTGTCTAAGATTGTATAACTGCAAGTCTGACGGTCTGCCTTTTGGTGCTTTCAGTTCGATTCCTAAAAACCAACCGTTGAAACAAACCAACAGGTCAGGAATACCGCTTTTTGTATAAGCTGCACCACCCCAGTATTTCAGCACCCAAGCACCCTTGTCCTTCAGGAACTTCTTGACCTTATTTTCAAAGTTTTTTTCTGCTGCCATTTACTCACCGCCCAACTGTTCATTGAACTGCATCTGATAATTCAGAATCTTTTCTGTATAGTCTGTGGAATAAATGCCTTTTTCCCATAACCGGGCGGCAGCATCTTCACCCATGTTGTACGCCATCAGTACCATGTTGGTATCTTGATACCGTTCAAACAGTTTTCTAAGTACGAACACACCCGCCCTGATGTTCTGATAAGGGTCTGTGAAATCCGTAACCCCAATGGTATCAGTCAACCACTGATGATTCATTTCATTGATCTGCATATAACCATAATCATGTGTTGCACTGACAACTGACGGGTCAAAACTGCTTTCATTTTGTATCAGTGCCATGACAAGGGTAAAATCAAGGTTGTACCCGGTACAAAGGTAATATGTAAATTCCTGTTGTTCTTCCGGCATCTTGCAGTCAAGCGGTGTGAAGTCCAAGTCACCCGCACCCCAGTCAAGGGAAATTTCCTGTGTGAAAGTTCTGTTATCATACGCCCCATATACAAGGGTTTCTGTGCTTGACCGTTCAAGTCTGCGTTCCGTTGATTTCTCTTTGTCCTTGGCTGTTATATGAGTTTTCAGGGTATATCCTGACACACTACCAATCACCAAACCAATACCAAGTGCAGCACCAAGCAGAATCAAGACCCTTTTGACCATTGCCGACTTTCTCATGCTCTTTGAATAGTTCAATTTTCATCACCCCTTTCAGTAATTTTCAAATAAATGATTCCGGGAATTATCAGAATCGCACCAAAGATGTATTCTTTCAGGTGTGCGGTAAGTGGTTCATATATTCCCATTTCAACCGCATAATCAGATGCACCAACTGCACCAATAATCAGGAACACACCAATGAACGCCATGATTCCAAATATCCAGTTAAGTATCTTTGAAAAGTTCATCTGTCAATTCCTTCCCTTCTTTTAATGCTGCAAGATTCTTTTCTTCAACCGTACCTTTCACCAGTAAGTAATAGTAAAAGCACGGTTTGGCTTGTCCTATGCGGTGAATACGCTTCTTTGACTGCTCCCACAAATCACATGACCCTTTGCCAAGTGGCAGTGTGTAATATATGATTTTGTTTGCTTTCTGATAGTTACCACCCATTGCACCCGCCTGATACTGAATGAATGTGATTGAATCATCTGCATTTTCGTATGCTGTCAGGTCTTTCTTCTGACCGTTTACAACGGAATAAGGTCTGTTCAGATCATTCAGCACCCGTTGCATTGTATCCAGTTCAGCGGTGAAGTTGTAAAACACAATCAGTCTATCTTCTGTTGATTCAACCAAGTCCCGCAAGCCTTGCAATTTTTCTTTGTGGTATTGCCCGCATAACTGCCGGGCATATAACATTTTTGTCAGGCTGTTATCACCGACCAGTTCAATACACGGGTTTTCATTCTCACTGTCTGAATCATCAAACTTGCAGTAATTCAGCGTATCAAACAACAGGTAACTGTTCTTGGTAAAATACTTGTACGCCTGTGTGGACTTAAAGAATATTTTCTGTTCAGTCTGTTCAGGAAGTTCAAGGACTTCACTTGTTTTCATAAAGATGCAGCCATAACTTGCAAGTTTCTTTTTCAGATGTTCCGTGTGCTTGTACCCGGTGATAACTTCACGCTTGAACCCGTCCCCGTTCTCAACCCATTCTGTCACAACATAACTGTTGTAAAAGGCTTTCTTTGTGATGTTCCACCCCAACAACTGCACCTGTGACCACAACCTTTCATATTTCCCGGCTGTTGGTGTTCCTGATAACAAAATCACGCTTTCAGGTTTCATTTTCAGAATGAATTTTGAACGCTTGGCGGTTTCATTTGTGATAAGGCTTGATTCATCAAGCATCAGGGTAAAACCCTGTAAGTTCAATAACCAATCCCGCCGGAACGCTGTTTCATAATTGATGACACCAACAATCTGAATATCCATTTTGTATAATTCCTTGGTGTCAACCAGTGTCCTGAAATTGATTGCTTCACTTTTCTTGGTCAGGTTCATCACCCGGTCACTTGGGTAATAATCTTTGAAGTGCTGCACCCAGTCATCTATCTTTGACTTCTGACAGATGACCAAGTTCACCGAATTATTCAGCAAATACATTTTTTCAGCACCTACAAAGGTTTTACCCAGTCCCATATCAAGATAATACGCACAACGGTTGAACTGTTCAGTCCTGTTCAATGCTTCTTCTTGGTGGGGCATGAAGTGCAGATCATTCATCTACCCTGATACCCGTACACTGGAAGAAGATTTCAGCATCAAAGTTTGGTATTGCCTTGATGATATTTTTCTGACGGTCTGACAGGCTGCCCCACCATAACTGACCACATTCAGATTCATCAAGCACTTTCAGGTAACCGCCTGTTGTTTCATGTGTCAGATGCTCTGCCTTTTCTTCATCCGTCATATCTTCTGAATAAATCCATTCAACAACATCCTTTGGTATCTGATTCAGTAACCACCTTGCATCAGATTCATACCAATCACGATAGGTCATATCTGACGGTTTATTAAACAACATGATTTTCTGTTCAACAGTATTGAAACAACCAGTATTGAAAGAAGATTTGTTCCAGTCCCCGGTGTTGCAGTCCCCGGTGTTCCAGTCCCCGGTGTTGCAGTCCCCGGTGTTGCAGCGACCCGTGCAATTCTTTCCAAGGTTGACAATCCGCAAGACTTCATCCCACGGGATTTCACGCACGATTTCCAGTTTATCAGTGCAAGACTTGTCACCTTCTGTCAGCACTTCACCGTATGCAATGACTTCTGCAACCTTATTTTCACTATTGAAACTGTAATAATTGAAGCAGTCAGCAGCAGTCTGACAGAAGTGCATACCATGACCGCAAACATCAAGTTCCCCTTCTTCCTCAAATTTTCCGGGACAAGTGTACTGTTTAGGGTTGTAACCTGTCGGATCACAAGTCCAATCAGGTCTGAACACTTTGAACCCATGCACTACATTCTGAACGGTATTATTTTCCATTTTCTTATTCCTCACTTTCTAAAAATGCAACAGCCTTGTCATAGTTGCGTTCTATCATTCTAAGTTCATCTTTTCCTTTTTCTTCAAGGTCACATACTGCATGATAAATTTCATCATTTCTTAGTGCCGTGACCTCATTATTTATCAGATCAGTGATGACCTGTGGTTCAAGTGCATCCAATTCCCATGATTCATCACCATATTCAGCAATGTACTTTCCACAACGGGAATCTGTAATCTTTGCCGGGTTCGGCGGTGGGTTATATGTACTAATCTGATTCATTGTCAGTGCAACACGCTTTACATAAACATCTGCACCGAACATTGAAAGCCTTTCCTGAATGTCCCTTGTCATATCAATACCGCTTGGGTCATGGTCACCTAAATGAATGATGAAACGGTTTTCCCGGTCACTCTGTCGAATAAACCGTTGTGCTGCACTCCACATTTCTGACTGTGATGTATAACCCCTACATGAAAAATATGGTGTGTCAAGTGGTCTGCAAGCCTGTCCGACAATATCAACCAAGGCATCCTTTTCAACCCATACTTCAACGTAGTTCGGTTGACCTTGCCACTTATCAAGCATATAAGAATATCTTGCTGAACCAATCACATCTGCCGGATTGTCCCAGTGACCATTGCTTCTAAGGTTGCGGGTTCTGTCTGTAATGCTGTACCAGTCGATCAATCCGGCAAGTCTGCCGTCATTGATAAGACTGCCTATATTCTTATAGCTGCGTTCATTGTTTGGTATATAACCACGGGCAACCAACTGATAGTATGCTTGTCTAAGTGTCAGTTCATATCCCTGTGCCTGATATTCTTCAACCACCTGATTCACAAGGTTTATCAGTTCAAGACTTTTGCCCCTGAAATTTATTTCCTTGTATTGAATCTTAGGCACTGACCGTCACCCCCTCAATTTCTGCAAAACGCTTTGCATTGATGAAGTAAGACCAACGGTGTTCAGAAGTATGGATTGCATACCCCCAAGGAAAAACCCCCTGTTGTAAACCAAGTGCTATTGTGTTTGTGTGTTTATGCATCAACTTAGCAACTTCATGTATTGTTAAGGTTTGGATGCCATCTTCACACTTTGACGGTTTGAAGATCACCGGGTTTTCTTCTTGTTCAAAATAATCAGGTGCAAGTCCAAGTGACACTGCAATATCACTCTGAACCTGTTCTGACGGAACTGTTTTGTCATTCAGGTACATACTGATTGACCCTTTACTTTTCCCGGTCAATCCGACAACCTGTGCCTGATTGATTCCTAACTGCTGCATAGCCTGTTTCAACTTTTCGCTGAATTTCATAATTTATCACCTATCCTTTCTTTAAGTTAAGAAGTCTTAACTTTTTCAGTAAAAAAATATAGTGGAATAAATTCCACCGAAACACCAAGGACTTCACACGCCTTGTTCATTTCAGGTGCAGTGAACTGAACCGTTCCGTTCAGCTTTGCAGATAATGTCACGGTTGACATTCCCATTGCTTTAGCAAACTTTGCCTGTGTTCCAAACACTTCCTTGATTTTTCCTCTTAACTTTGAATAATCAAACACCTTCTTCACCTTCCTTTTCATCATCAGGGAACGCATTGTTATTATACTGTTTCCTGATCGTTATTCTAACAACCCCTGATTCCAACTGTTCAAATGATGTTTCCTTGAACTTCTGCGGTTTGCCTTGTTTCAGGCTTTCTATGTACGCAAGATATTCAAGTTTGGTTGGAAATTCAAGAATCTGTTCAATCCATGCTGCAACTATTTTCTTCACATAACCACCTTCTTTCTACTGTGCTGCATCTTCCAGTGAAGAAATGATTTCATCAATGCTGTCTTTCAGATCAGCTAAACCATCCCTTGCCGTTTCCAAAGAATCACACGCACTATCTGCTTGTTCATACCGTTCTGAACCCTGTAAATTTTCCGGCATATTATCACGGTATTCAATTTCTTCATCCTGAATACTTTCAACATCAGATTCAAGACTTTCCAAGTCATTCTGCAAACTTGTTAATTTGTCAATGACTTCCCGAATGTTCTTTCTTCTTAACTTATTCATTGTTTCCCCTTTCCGTGCCGGGTGCTATGCTGCAACCCGGCATCTTGTAAGTTCAGTTTGTTTTATTCCTCTAAACTCCGTATGTGCTTTTACTGTACCAGTGATTGACATTTCATCAACAGTATCATCAATATACTTTCCAGTTTTCCATGTATAAACATTTCCATCTGCACCTATGATTTTGTATATGTGGGTGACACCGAAATCAGTTTCCCAACTTGTTACACACTTTACAGACTGAACTTTTACTGTGATTCTGTCAGAAATTTCACCGACATATTCTGATGACTGTTCTATGTCAAGAACTGCTTTTCTCTTTGCGGTTCGTTCTAACCCCCTGTCATACGCCGGAAATAATGAAGCGTACAAGCCAAAATTCACTTTGACATATTCAAGACTGCAAGCCGTTTTTAAGTTATGAATGTAATTGCTGTTTTCTTCCTGTTCAGACACCCAAGCAAGGGCATCTGACACAAGTTTTACTGTCAAATCACTGTCAATGTCAAAGTTCACTGACCGCATCTTATCAAGTAAATCCTGTAAGTATTCTTTTGTTATTGCCCGCCCATGTGCTGCATCATAAAAATCTAATGCCCTTGTTGCTGTGCTGATACCTTCATCAGATGATCTTGTGTAACCAAAATGACGGATTGTTTCAGCAACATAAGAAAGATATTCCTTTGTATTAACATACCGCTGATAACTACATCCCGGTTCAGGTGTTTCACCTTCAATTAAAGTATCAAACAGACTCATGTATTGTGTGACTGCTTCTGCACTCATACCATGTGTAAAATCTTTCAGACAAGATTTTCCAACCTGTTTGAACTCACCCGTTGTCTTATTCCTGACAATGTATGTGTTTTTGCGGTATCTCTTACTGTTGCAGTGTTCACACACAGGTGTGGTTGTATAGTATCTTTCAGGTACTTCAATCCCGGCAACACCTGTTATAATATTACCCTTTTCAGTGTGTTCCAGTTCAGCAACAAATTCCCAGTCATTTATGACTGCTGTTCCTTCCGCTTCCACCAGTACAAAGCGGGCGGTGTACTTGTTTCCTTTTTCGTCCTTCAACTCTCTGAACTCTTCACCAGTCTGTTCATAGTGGAAATCACAACCGTATGCTTTGCACTTATTAAAAATACGCTTCAACTTCTTTTCAAGTCTATCAAGATTACCTTCATAGATTGCATACTTCATAGCCTTACCATTTCCTTTCCCAGTTCCTTCAAAAAGTTGTCTATTGTCAGCACACCTTAGTACAATCAGGGGTGTCTTTCCTTTATCAGATTTCACATTAAAATCTGAAAACCTGTTACACATCATTGAACTTTTTGAACGGTGTTGTTCAAACCGCCGGGGTTTCACATTAAAACCACCAAAACCTGTTGACCAACATACAATAGACAATTTTTTGAAAGAACTGAAATCCTATTCCTTGGTTCTTTTCCCCGGAACTGCTGCAACAGTTCTTTTTGAAATAGTCAGGAAGTCGGGGAACTTCCTGACCTGTGAAACAAAGTGCTGTGTCATCTCGTGCGGTTGATTCTTCCACTTAACGGTTTCTTGTTTTAGGGGTAAAGTGCTGATTGGTTCAGCCTGTTCAGTTTTCTTCAAATAGTTCTGAATACTTTGCTTTCTTGCCCTACCGTTCCTGTTTTCTTCAACTACTTTGACGGGTCATGTTTATTCTTCACACGTTCTGTCTGCTATCCGGCAGCCTGACCACCATGTCACTTGCGTGTAGCCCTATCGCTTCACCCGTTCCTTCCTACTTGCTTTGTTTCTGTAAGTTAAGAACTCTTAACTTGGCTTTATCTTATCATCAGTGGAAAGATATGTCAACACTTATTTTTAAGTTTTCTTAACTTTTTTTCAAGTTTGATTGAAAAAGTCTTAACTTTGCTTTATAATGAAGGGCGAACAATAATATATAAGAAAGGGGTGTTCACTAATGCCTGATACATTTCAGCACCGCTTCATTGAAGCAATGAACATCAGAGGACTAAGACAGGTTGATGTTGCGGAAAGGTCAGGACTTGATAAGGCACAAATCAGCCAGTACAAAAACGGAAAATATGAACCAATGCAAGATGCCCTGTATAAATTGGCACAAGCCTTGAATGTCAATGTTGCTTGGCTTATGGGACATGATGTACCAATGGAAATAAACAGGAAGGAACTGGAGCAGAAAGAACGGGTTTGCGATCTGCTTGAAAAGTGTTACGGTTCAGGTGCGTATGAACTGGTTGAACTGTTTGCCAAGTTGAATGAAATTGGTAAAAATAAGATCATGGAAGAATTGCATGATACAGTTGCACTACCAAAATATACTGTCAAGGAAAAAAGGGACGGTCAAAAAATGGCATAATTTTCCATAAGTACGGTAACATTATCCATGTAAGTTTCACTTAGTTACGGTTGGTTACGCTTTGGGTTACGGTTCTAAAGCGTTGATTTTACGGTAAAGTTACGGTTGTTACACTTTCACATAACTTTTCTTATATAGAATACTTAACAATACATAGATTATAAAATAAAAAAAGTAAAAATATAAGAATAAGAACATCAACCGTAACCGTAACCGTTAAAAAGAAAGGAAGGTCAGATTT